TGTATGCCCATGGCTCGGCATTTCCCCTACAGTGAGTTGGTGAGTTGCTTCACCGCCAGTACTTCCTGCATTATAGGTTGTACCCCAAGAAGATTTACCTTGTGCTAATAACACACGACCTGCTGGCATTGCTTCCCATGTACCAAACCCAAATAATGTAGCTGGATTGGTACTAACTGTAGACATATAAATACTTCCAACTGGATATACTTTTTTTAACGTATCTGTACAATCTGTTAAATATGCTATTTTAGCCCAATTAGACCAAACATTTTGATTATCTCTGCATTCTCTGTACCATATACCACCAGGAGCTCCTGCGGCATTGTCATCACCTTTCCATTCCATAAAGATTTGAGATTTACCTTTATTATTAATATTTATTACATTACCATATTGTGAAGGATAATTACCATTATATGCACTATGTGTTGTTAAACCTGTAGTAAAATTATTTGGTAATGTTGAGGCACTTATATCGCCTTTATTATTTAATTTTCCAGCATTATCTGCATCTGTAGAATGTGCTACATTATTGATAGTAACAGCAGATGTTGTCCCATTTCCTTTTGTTACCATTAAGGTAGCATTAGAAGCCGTAATACTTTTTATATATGTTGTATTTATTGCTTGTCCTTGACTATCTTGAGTGGCTTTTGTGGAATTTCCTACATTATTGATTGTAATAGTAGATGTTGTCCCATTTCCCTTTGTTACAGTTAAAGTAGCATTAGAAGCTGTAACACCTTTTACATATGTTGTATTTATTACCTGTCCTTGACTATCTTAGTTTGCTTTTGTTGCTAAGTCTGCATTAGCTGCACTATCGGCTTTACCTTGAAGATTCCCTATAAATTTAGTAGCGGTAATATTATAATCGCTAGCATTTATATTACCTTTCATAGTTCCGCCAAATAACGGCAAACAAACTTCTTTAGACCAATTTTGAATTATAGATTTCATACTATTTAATGTCATATCTGTTAAATTAAATAAACTTTTAAATAAACTTCTATGAGCATTTGTATCATTATTATGATTTTCTAAAACGTCAGAAGTAACAACACCTGTTAAAGATAATATAATTTCAGCTTTATCAGCATTATTTATAGAGAAACCTATATTCATTTGTTTTGTATATGGAATATTATTTGTTTCTGCTGGTATTACATCAGGATTAGTATCATATGCTATTGCAATTAATTTTTCGGGCAATATTTCTGTATTTAATCCATCTATTGATAAACCTTTAGCAAAAATACCTAATTGTCGTATATAAAAATGTTCTTCTAATCCACTATTAGTAACAGTAGTAATTATTGTAAATTTATTTTCTTCAGCTTTAAATGAAACTATATCCAATAATTTTAATTTTGTACCTATTAAATCATCTTTTGTTAATAATTCATCAAGTGTTGTTTCACTCTCTCCAATTTTAGCTTTAGTGAAAACTACTTTGCATTCACCACTACTGGATTTAGCAAATAAATTTTTACCCGCTTGCGTTAATATATACCCATTTAAATTAGCCATTAATTATTTATCCTTTCTAAAATTTCCAGTTTATCAAAAATTTGATTAAATCCTTTTATATTTTCCTTACATTCACCATCTTTTAAATCATATTCCAGTTCAGATATTTCCATTTTATCAAAGATACTTTTACCACCACAAAATAAAATATCATTATTAGTTTCTGTAATAAAACCAATCTCATCACACCAACTGCGGACATTTTTTGTTGAACTTATGGCTTCCATCAAACTATCTATCTTTGAAACATCTGTTACTGCTTCTTTTATAAAACTTACTTTAAAATGATATGGTTCTCCACCATATTCCCAGTTTTCTACTACCTTTGCTGATTTAAAAATATCTGTACATACTTTTTCTACCGCATAAGGTGTACCTTTTATCTTATGTGTAGCAATAGAACTTTCAATCAATTTTACTTTTGTATCATGGTCAAAATATTCACGATAAAAATCAACATGAAATTGATATGCCAATTCATTCAGAATACTATCTGGCAATTCTTTTAATTTAGGTAATAATAAAACCATTTCAGTTTTCTGTTTTATATCAATAGCTATATTATCTATTACACAACTTAAGTCTTTAATATTCTTATCTTTGGCAATATTAAACGGAACAGTTTTACTAAATAGTTTTTTATTCATCTTCGATTTCTCCCAATGAACTATTATTACTTTCTAAAATAGCTACTTGTGTTGGTTCTATCTTTGTATATACAGGTGAAGTAATTTCTACTCGTTTTGCACCTGCCATAATTATTCTAGATATCAACTCTGAAGGATTTATATCTCTACCCAATTTAGATTTTTGCCACAAAATAAATGAGTCTATTGCCTCTTCTATTTTTTCTTGAATAGATGTGGCCATAGACTCATTATCTTTAGAAATATAATATTTTAATTCTATATCATAATTTACTACTGTTGGTGCTTTGACTATTACCTTATCTGTAAGTGGTCTTATTTTTTTATCATTTACTGTATCATCAATTAAGGTAAGCATTTCCTGTTGGGGTATTTCTCCATTTATTAACAATGGTATAATATCCACTTCTCCTGGTATAGGTGAAATAACTGCTACATCTATAATTAAATCTGATACACGCTTAACATGATATTGATATGCTCCTTCTGGACCTGCTACCGAAAAACCTTCTGGTGCTTCAATTATAGCTTCTCTAAAACTATCATCATTTTCTATTTCTGCACCATTTACAGATATAGTTTTATTTATCATACTTTTTACATAAGGCACAGGATCTACAATTTGATTTATTTCACCAATATTATATCCATTACCTTTTTCACCTGTAATAGTACATGTAGCCATTACTTCAGCTTTAGTTTCTCCAACCTTAATTATCAAATTATCATCCGTAGTAAAATAAATATTATCTCCTGCTGTAACCCTAGTTCCTTTAGGAATTAAGGTATTTACTTTTCTAGCTTCAGATAGAGTAACTTCTATTGTTGTATTAGCAGCTGTTGCTTTTAATCTCTCTACTCCTACTAATATACCTAAATGGTCTAAATTACTTCCCTCAGCATATTTAACTAAATTTTGCTTACCAGTATAATTTATATTATTCAATAATAAAATAACTATGTGCACAATAGCTAATACAAATAATCTTATAGGATCACCTTTTGCTAAAGTTCTTCCCGTACAACTTGTATATAACTCAAATATTTCAGCTTCTACATTTCCTTTATCCATATTAACAAAATCAATATCTGGTAAATCACTAAGTTTCATTTATCATTACCTGCACTTTCGGTTTTAGTTTTCCATCTATATCACCTTCAAAAGTTATTTTAGTCACTTTTACTCTAGGTTCATATTTTTTTATTACCAATATTATTTCTGATGATAATTTAGCTTTAGCTACTGGTATTGGTTTATCCAAAAGACTTATATCTATACCAAAGTCTCTATCTAATGGCACACTAAATTTAGGAGTTGATAATATTGTTCTTACATTTTGTAAAATTTCTAAGAGCTCATTTTCTGGTGCAAAATTTATATTGTTTACATTACTATTTGTTATCTCAAAAACATTCATGTTATATCACCTACATATTCTTGTAAACTGATACTTACGATAGCTGATAATATTTCTCCATTTCCACCAAAGAAATTTACTTTTTCATCAAGTGATTCAATAACCCAAAAATTATCTGTAATTGGCATATTATTTAAAACTAAAGTTAATACTGTGCCTTCATCTCTCATTGTACGTAAATTATCTAATTCATCTTCAGGATTAATCCCTAAAGATGCTCTTAACTGCATATCAAAACTAATTTTTTCAATATCTTTTCCTAAGAATTCTAAAATAGGTTTTTGACCTATTAACTCATGTTTTTCCCATCTAGCAGTAGAACTACGATTAAAATTATCAAAAGTTCGTACTTTATTTCTAGAAGTAATAAATGGTATACCACCTAAGTAACCTACAATCACATTCTATCCTCCAATAAAAACATTACTACTACCTTCAGCTACATTTCCACCACAAGAAACACTATCTCCAACTCTTCCAGCAGGTCTTCCATTAATAAATACACTACTACTGCCACTAGAAATAATACCTTGATGTGATGGATGATTTACACATCCATGCATAACATAATTATCTCCTAATCTACCAGCAGGTTTTCCATTTATAAACACATTATTACTTCCTGTATTTAAAGAAACTGGTGGACAATTATCATGACCAGTATTGCTATCTCCAACACGAGTTGCTGCTGACATAAAATCCCTCCTAATTTAAATATTTATATCTATTTTTGGTGCAGTTATTTTTACAGTTTTGCTTCCATGTATTTCAATGTTTCCATTATCAAAACGTATATAACTACCATCATCAAAATTAATACTTACCACTTTCTCATTATTTTCTACAGGCATATCTTCATCACTATAAATACATCCTAAAATAAATCCATCATTTATACCTTTACCACTATTATTTGGTAAAAATATACATAACACTTGAGTATCTATTGCAGGTAAAAAATAAGCCTTTGTTTTATTAGTGCCAATAGTAAGTATTGGTAATTCATCAGATACCATATCATCTTTATCTGGAAAGGTAACTTTAGCCGTACACTTTAATGGATTAACAGAAGATACTCGACCTATTCTTATTAAATCTTTTATTTTGTTAATATCCATCTAAACACTTCCTTATATCAATTGTTGCTGAATATCCATTGCCTATATCATGTTTAGCATTAGTTATAATATACTTCCCATCAAATACTCCAAAACCTAACACTTCAATAACAGTACCAGCCACTAAATTAAAATTTCCAATCATATTAAAACTTCCTGTTATTTCTTCTTTATTTTTTTCACGTAATCTTTTTTTCGCTAATCGTTCTGCTTCAGCTACATTTTCTACTTGTTCCTTTATTTCGAGAATTTTTCCTTTCTTATTAGGGGCTATAAATGTAGTTTCTATAACTTCCTTAGTTTTACTTTTTTGATATTTAACATGACATGAAGCATATATATCCCTTACTTTAGATTTAAAATCATAACTTAAACACTTTAAATAAGTCATATTTTTATTTGCCTGATAAATAGTATTAGGCTTTATTATCGTTATATTAGCTTCAGCTTTCTCATATTTTTCTTCATCAAAGATAACAATTTTATTATTACAAATTTTCAATGCTAAGCCCTGATCATTACATAATTGCAATAGAAAAGATAAGTCAGATTGTTGTGTTTGTTCTGCCCTATCTAATACTGGGTTTATATCTGTATCCCAATATAACTCCATATTTGCATTATCTGCTTTTTCTTTAGCTATTACTTTTAATTCAGTTTTTTCCCAACTTTTTGTTCTCTCTACACCTCGAAGTGTATTATTATCTGGAACAGATACGGCTTTTATCTCTATGGTTTGTGGATATCCTTTACAAGTTATCTCATCTATTTCAAATAAACCTACATTAAAATTTTGTTGTACTTCATTTAGATTTTTCCATGAATTACTTAGTAAATTTACTGAAAGTGTCGCACCCTTTTCTGGAAACCAATCTGATTTCCAAATATCTTTTTTATCCTCTAATGTAATCTGAATATCATCTGCTTGCCCAGATAAAACATCATTATAACTTAGTCCTAATAAATACGGCTTTAAATCTGTAGATATATCCTTATTATCATATTTGATATTTATATCTATTCTTCTTGCTTTAAAATTCATTTTTTATCGTCTCCATGGTGGTAAATTATTTATCATAGGAGCAGTATATTCTGGAATATTTAATAGTATTCCACCAGAAAATATAATTATATCTCTATACTTTAAATTTGCTTCTAATAACACATTAATACCATTTTCCGTACCATATATCTTCTTGGCTATACCGTCCCACATATCACCTTGAATAGTTGTATATGTTCTCATTAAAAACTTCCTCACAAAAAAGACCACCTACTAAAAAGTAAGTGGTCTTTCATTTATTATTTTAATTTTAATGTAAGTATAAGTTCTAACTTATTAATAAACTCATACCATATTTAATTTTTCTTCTATTAGTGCCACAATTAGTATTATTAGCTATTTAATATTATTTTCTTATTGTGCTACAATAAAAATTTCCATATTCATTTTAAGCATAACTAAGTCGTCTTTGATTACTTTGTAATTTATTTAACATAACTTCAAATTCTCTCATTTTTTGCTCAAGTATAGTATTTAAATTACTAGCATCACCATTACCTTGAATTGTAACTTGTGGTGCAAATGTAGCTGTTATTGTATTGCCACCTTGTTTCAAAGGATTTCCCATAATAGCATTCGTTTTAGCTAATAAGCCAATATTTCTTCTATTTGGTGTATGTGGTATAGCAGACTCTCCACTTTTTTCAGCAAATGTAGTTAAGAATGCTCCTTTACCATAAATTCCACCACTAGCATTGCTATCTACTTCAGCATTACTATCATCACCTAAAAATAGTTTCTTAACAGTTACTGTAAGTGGTTGATCAAAAATTGCTTTAAGTGTATTCCATTTATTTTCAGCCCAACTTAAAGCACCACCAAAGGTAGTATACATATGATCTACAAATTGACTTATCGCAAGTTTAGGATTTTCCCATAGCAATGTAAACCATGATTTAACTGCATCCCAATTTGCAATAATTACCGAACCTGTATATAAGAGCATTGTTATTGGCCCACCAATAAATGCAAGTATTGCTGCTACTGGTGACTCCCACAAACCAATAAAAAATTGTTTTACTGTATCCCAATTTTGATAAATTAAATAGCCAATACCTACAAGAGTAGTTGCTGCTAATATAAAAGCTCCAATAGGATTAGCACTAAAAGCAATATTTAAAGCTCCTTGTGCTATTGACCAACCTTTAGTTAAAATAATCGCTGACTTAGAAATACTAGTATATTGTCTTATTGCTGTACCTGTAGTTCTAAAAGTAGACCCAATAATTCTAGCTGCAATATTAAATCCTGTAGTAGCAACAGTAGCAGCTTTTGAAGCTATACTATATTGTGTTATTGCTAACTTAACACCATAAAAACTAACTTTTAATCCATTCCATATCCACATACTTGCATTACCTATAGCACCTAAAGCTACAAAACCTAATCCAACGCTACCAACTGCCGTGGTTAATGTTGGAAATTCTTGAGCTAAACTACCTATTGTGCTTGCAACATTAGCTAAATTTTCAATAAGTGGTGTTATCACAGGAATAAGATTATTTCCTATTGTTATTTGTGCAGCATCCATTCTATTTTTCATTAACTCAATACTATTTGCTGTTGTATCTGCTCTTGCTGCAAATTCTGCTTCCATACTACCCGCATAATTAGCACTATTAGCAACTAAATCAAAATTTCTTTTGAGATTATCTAGATTTGAAAGTAATGGTCCAATAGCTTCAGCACTTTCTTTTCCAAAAATTCCCATAAGTGTAGTTGCCTGTTCATCCTTTGGTAATTTTTGTATTGCTCCCAAAACATCTAATATTGCTCCTTTAGCATCAACCTGCATGCGTTTTGCAAGTTCAGTAGTACTAAATCCCAATTTGTCAAACATTTCTGCTTGAGTTTTTGTTGCTTGATTACCTACAACCATACCTAACATCAAATTTTTAATACCAGTAGCTGCAACATCAGCTTCTGTTCCAGCCCCTACCATAGAAGCACCTAAAGCTGCTATTTCTCCACTTGCTATACCACCAATAGAACCTAACGGCCCTATTCTTCTAACTACATCAGAAATTTTCGGAGCAGATGCAGCTGTATTATTACCAAGATAATTTATTTTATCAGCAAGTTCTACAACTTGAGTTTGATTCATTTGAAAAGCTGTTTTCCACTTGGCCATCATCTCACCAGCTTCATCAGCTGTAATATCAAAAGCAACTCCCATTTTAGCTGCTGATTCTGCAAAACTAATCAAGTCTTCTCTAGCAATACCTGATTGACCACCAGCTGCTACAATTTGAGCTAATCCTTGAGCTGTCATCGGTATATTTTTACTAAGTTCTAAAATATCTTTATTCATTTCTTTAAATTGTATAGGAGTGTCAAAATTTACTACTTTTTTTACGTCAGCCATTGCTGACTCAAATTCTATAGCTTTTTGTATAGGTAAAGACATCGTTGTTGCCATACCTACATACCCTGCTATATTCAAAATATTATTTCCCATAGCTGATTTAGCATTGCTTATCTTAGACTGCAATTCCATTTGTTTATTATATTGCCTTTGTTTTGCAAGTAATTTATCATATTCAGAACTTAATTTAGATAATGCTTGATAATATGAAGTATGACTTAATATTCCACTTTCATAAGCACTATTAAGTCTTTTCTTTTGTTTTGCATATTCGTTAACTTTACTATTTAATTCTGATATTTTATTATTAGCCATACTAAAAACACCACTAAAATTTCCTTGTAGTGCTGCTGCTATTTTAAAACCAAAAGTAAATTCTCTTGCCAAAAAAACACACCTCTTTTCTGAAAAATGATATAATTTATGTAGATAATAATTAACGGTGGTGATTTAAATGTTTATTATGAAATTTATCATAAATAATTTATTAAAAATTATATTTGCTGCTGGAGCATTATCTATTCTATTATATTTTTCACTATTATTAGGGCCATTATTAGGTTCTGTCATTGGAATATTTTTTATATTAATCTTTGGTGAAGGATCTTATCTTGAATTTATTATGTGGCTTTCTACCATATGTACATTTCTTTGTTTCACCTATGGAACAATTAATTTAATTTGGTCTGATGAAATTAAAACTTATAAAAAAAGAAAATTTAATTAATATATAAGCGACACCATGTACTAATTTTCATGGTGTCTTTTTTTTGTTTATTTCTTCAATTATTACAGCATAATCCAATAAATCTTGAATTTCTAACTCCAAATAAAAACTAATTGGTGTAAATGTAGACATAGCCACATTTAATACCAATTTTTTTAAATCACTAATTTTTTTTAATCCTATCCAAGCAAAAAACTAGCTGTTGGAGCTATTAATTTTTTAAAATCAGTAGCAGAAAGTGCCAAAATATCGTCTACTGGTACACCTACAATTTTAGCTACAATTGAAGCCTGATATGTCATGGATAATAATACGGATGGCGTTTGATCTCCCAAATGTCTAGTTTCTTTTTCAGCTGCAATTAAATCTTTTCCTGTTAATTTATCAAAATCTAAGTCAATTTCTGTAACAATATTATCATTTACATTAATACCTTTATTCAAAATAACTTTCATTCTTATTACTCCTTATCTAATCTAGTCCTAAAGCTTTTCGTACTTCTTTCAAGAAATCAAATCCACCTATATTACAAATATAATTATATTTATCTAATTCAAGAACTGTTTCTCCATCAATTGTAATTTTTATATATGTTGTTTCAATTACATTACTCGTATCGGTTGTAGCACCTACATCCAACTTTCCAAGCTCTGTTTTTTTTGGCATACCTCGAATGACACATTTTACAGGTCTTACTACATATTTACTTACATTAGAATCATATATTTGCTGTGCTCCTCTAAGGTCTAAACTTACACCATCTGGAGAAGCTAAACAAACATTATTTTTTTCTAAAGTTCTCCAATTTAAAGTAAGTTCCATACTAGAATAATGACCTAATACAGGACTATCTATCTCTCCAGCTAAACCTGCTCCTTTTACTGTTTCTGTCATAGCTTCCAAAGATGGTAATTCTACATCAGCAACACCAACCATATCATTACCATTTTGATATACTCTAAAATTAATTAACTTTTCAGGTACTTTCATTATTTCACCTCAAATCATGAGAATAAACTTGAAAAATATGATGGATCATATTCAATAACATTTTCAATTTCACGTGCTGGTGTTGGTGGTGTGAAATAAGTATGAAATTTAATTATGCCATCTAATAAATTTGTAGTAGAATTTTCATCTTCTAAAAATTCTATTCTACCTCCTAGAAGTATGCCTTCACTAACAAAACCATTTATACGAATATTTTCACTATCAACAACTGTTTCAATAAGTCTTTTATTTATCGGTTTATCAACTTTTGCCCAATATGTTTGAATAAAAGTTTGACTATGCCAATTAAACATACGACGAATAGAAATAAATGAATCTTTAGGATCTGTATTACTTGGATAACAACATGTTCTATTTCCCCATAATTTCCAACCGCCAACAAAATTTAATGCTGTAACAATCCCCTGGCCTTCTAAATAATTAGCTTCATCAGGGCCAAGAATAACCTCTGTTCCATCAACTAAACAAATGCCATCAATTTGTATGGATTTATTAGACGGACTTTCATAAGGTATATCATCATTACTAGAATCTGTTGTTGCTATAGCTCCTAAAGCATGTGTAGACATATGATAAATATCATCACCTAATTTAACCATTGGCCAACAAAGAACTTGATTTTCACCTGTAAAATTATTATCATTTTTCCATTTATTTACATCTGTATATTTTGTTACAGTATCTGTTGGAGCATCATGTATAGTAATTGCCTTAAAATGACTATTTATATTACTAGCTTTGGCTTTCATTACAGCTGATACTTCCGATTTATCTGACCAACCTGGTGCAAGAACAATTCCTGGAACCAATCCATATAAAGGGAATACTTGATTTAAAGTTTCAAGTCCCTTATATGTACCTGTCGAAATATCTATACCACCAATAATATCATCTTCATTTACCAGACTAGGATCTAATTTATCACAATCAATAAAAATACTTGTTATCTCTTCTGTTACTAACTGTCCCTCATCTAATGCAGTAATATTTAATACTTCATTATCATCATAAGCAACTTCATAATCTACACCTAAACTTAAAGCTTCACCTTCACTAGCTTTTTTTACTTTCAATGTCTCTAATAAAATAGGTTCAGCAATTGTTGCAACTTTATCATTTAATTGTAATTCTCTATTTTCTATTGCTTCTTTATGTTTATTAGCATCTAACACATTTACAAAAACAATAGGACTTCTATTATATAAAGAAAATTGACTATACATGACTTCACATAAAGTATATTTTTGCCAATTTTTACTATAACCAAATTGTTCTACAGCTTCTTGATAGTTATAACAAAGTATAGGCCTATTACATTTTGCTCTATCTGTTGCTAAATGAATAGGTGCTGTACCAAAGACTACAGGTAATCCTGCTGTTGTATTAACCGCTGGAATAATAGATGTAGCTACTTCTGAAGTATATACACCATGTTTATATGCCATTTTTTACTCCTCCATTACATCAAAAGTTGTTTATAATACTTATTTAATGGTGTTCCTTTTTGCTGTATTTGTTTTTCTGCTTCTATTAAGCTATCTACAGATACAAACAAATGTTTAATTTGTGGATATTTAGTAAATATATCATCAATATGTGTAGGCAATCCGCCAATAAATACCTGGTATTTTAATAATTTAGATTCCTTTATTGTTGGTCCAATATAAATAAAACGTTGATTTCTTTTCTCAACATTTTTTTGTATTCCTACCAATATAATTCCTCCTCAGTTGGCTGTCCTATTGTATATTCTGTTGTTATTTTTCCTTGCCATTGTGGAAAAGGTTGTTCATCAATTACTTCACCTTTTACAGGTAAAATAATTCTATGTTTTTCTGCAATAGTGCGTTGTTTTAAAATATATTGTCTTACATGTTCCATTAAATTATATAAACTAAGAAATCCTTGTGTAGTATCACTATTATAGATACTAAAACCAATTTCAACTTTAGCTGTACTTAAATTTGGTTCTGCCTTATCTTCAAAACTAGTCACTAATACATAAATAAAAGAAGATAATTCACTTGCTTTAGTACGTATAGGTGGATATCCTGCATATACTTCAACTGGTAAATTATCTTCTTTTTGTTTTGTACTATAATCTTTTACTACTATTTTTAAAAACTCCGCCAAATTATCCATTAATTCAACAGTAGTCATTTAATCACCTAACTTTCCAAAACGATATTCTATCTCATGCAAAAAACGATTATTCAAAGTATCTTGTGCTTTAATTTTTATTACATCAATAACCTTTTTTGACTCCATCATTTGCGGAATACTAGGTCCATAAGGTGTACGTAAAGGATATCTTTTCTTTGTAATCCTTTGTAAAAGATGTCCTTTAGAATTAACAAACATACCTCTAACTATTTTCATATTGCTAGTTTTTAATACTCTTGCTCTTGGTGGCTTTATATATCCTTTTCTACTAGGCTTATACATAGTTACCCTAAAAGCCTGTAATATTCTTGGAGAACCATACGATTTTACTTCAGCTGTAAGAGATGTACTTGTCGCATGTTTTAAATTTAAAGCATTTTTTATATCTTTCGCTTTTATTTCATAATTTTTTCTGATATTTACAGATATTTCTTTTCTAATTGAAATTAATGTTCTATTTAAAGCATTTCTTGCAGCCATTTCCACATCATCAGGAGCTTTTTTCATCATAATTTGAACTTTTTTAAGATTTTCTTCAGATATATTTACATTTATCATCGTTCATTCGCCACTAACTGTATAATTAATACTCCTTCTTCTTCACTACAATTTTCTACAAGATAGAACTCTTTATCAACTTTAAATGTCTGTCCATATACAGGAACTTCATTCAAGTCTGACTTTAAACAATAAACTAATATTTTATTCATATAAAGTCTATCATATCCAAAATCGCCATTTTTAGAAGTAATATCTATAGCAGAAAAATCTTCTATAATAGCTCTGCATATAATACCATTTAAATTATGTTCTTCAGCAAATTCTTTATCATTAATAAATATATCTAAATCATTTTTCAGATTTTCCTTAAATTCATTCATTTTTTGCCTTTTATAATTGCCGATGTAGGATCTACACTAGGTAATTCTGTACTATCATCTTCAATAATTTCTTCACTATTCACCTCAGATGCTTCTTTAGCGAGCTCTTTTAATTCATTTTCATCTACTATTTCTGGATTTATATCCATAATATCTTCCTTATTTATGATTTCAAATTCATCTGGAGCAGACGAGGCTAATTTCTTAGCCTCTACATCTTCCATCTGTACAAAATCTCCCGCTTTATAGCGTTTACCTTTATAATCTAAGTTATATTTCTTTACATATAAAACTGCCATAATATTACCTCAACTTTTAACTTTAATTACGCCGATATCATCTACATTTTCTGGAACCATAATGCATCTAGATGCCACACGCAATTCTTTAACATCGCTATTAACATCTGTAAATACTTTAGGAACATATTTACTAGCATAACTATGCCACTGTTTATCTTCTTCAAGTTGTGTAATTGCTCCATATAATCTTTTCCCTTTTCCTGGATTACCCATAATAAAGAAATCATCTGGAATAAACTTGGTAAGCTCACCCTCATCACTCATATAACTTCCGTTATAGATATAAATTTCTAAATCTAAAGAGTCAATGTATCCAAAACGTGTAATATTTGGTCCCATAACTCTAGGTGTTAAACTCATTAATTTTAAATTAGCAGCATTAGATACGTTTAAAAATTCTTTTATTTGGGTATTATTAAGTAAATATTTACTTACATTTCTAGACATAAAAGCTACTGTTGGCACTGTACCTGTTTTATCTGCTATAGTTCCAGACATAGCTTCAATATCTTCATAGATTTTAGCGGTAGCATTATCCCATGTATCACTGCTAGATTTAGTAACTTTATTTGTAAATCCATCTAAAATAAATGTATCTGTAAGTTTAGTCTTACCGTCATCGGCATAACCTTCACAAACACACTGACCTGTAGTCAAAAGTTGAGATGCCATATATTCTTGTCTACGAATATTCATTTCTGTAAGTTCCATTAAATCTCTAGCCATTAATTCAGCTGCTCTTTGTGCTGGAGATTTAGGACTATATACCGTTTCACCAAATCCACGCATATTTAAATGCTCTGGAGTAATTACTCTTTTAGGAGCAGTCATTGGTGGTGTATAGGTTTTAATTGTAGAGCCATTACGTGCTACATTAACACCACTAGCTCCAGGTATAATATATGGTGCTAAAGTTCGCACACCTTTTCTATATTCAATATCAACAACATTTGTCATGAAAACATTTTCATTTGGGAAAAATGTATCTACTAATGTTGTACTTGGTGGATAATTCTGTTCTACTACGCCTAAAAGTGTTCTTGTATTTGTAAAATCCATAAATCTTTCTCCTATAAATTAACTATTTTCCATAAGTCCTTTTGTCTTTAAATCTGCCAATAAACTATTAAATTTATCTTTTGCGTCCGTTTCACTAGTAGCATCATCTATTTTGGTTAATTTACTAGTTGCCGTTACTAAATTTTTCCATTCTGTAGTGCCATTTCCTTTAGTAATAAGTACTTGCCCATCTGTTCCATTATCTGCTGGTTTTGCAACTTTTTTAGCTAATTCATCTGCAACTTTTTTGGCATCTGCTGCCTGTCCTTGATGCGTTAAAGTATTATCAATAACAACTGTTGCTGGTGGGTCTGTCCATTCTGTACTTCCATCACCTTTAGATTTTAATAATTGACCATCGTTTCCATTTCCGCCAGAAGGTTTTCCTACTTTTCTATCTATATTATTAGCATTTGTTTCTAAAGCATCTTCCATCTCGTTTAATTTTTTAGCAGTTATAATATCGCCTTTTTTCCACGTATGTTTACTATATCCCATATATTTTACCTACCCTACAATAGATTTATCGGTTTTAGCCATATCTATAACAGCTAAAGCTTCAGCATTATCTTGACCTTTAATAGATGTAATATAAATACCTACATCTCTTAATTCTTCTTCATGATTATCGATATTATCACTTTCTTGAGCTAAAATAGTTGCTTCTCGATTAAACATTCCACTAGTATAAATAGTTCCAACTACTTTATCAGTGGTACTTAAAACCACATCATTTTTTAAAATAGCTACTGCTACTTTTATAGACGCTGTTTCTGATGTACTATCTGCTTCTACATATTCTCCACTTTCATTTACTGCTAAAAGCGTTCCTCGTTTTAATATCTTTTCATCACTTGCCTGAGCAAATTCCACATTTTTAGTAATGAGTGGAATTTTACTAGAACCAATTAATTCATCGTAAACAACACCTACTGTACTTTCTATCATTGCCATTTCTATTTACCTCCAAATTTATTTTTTAAATAATTTTTAGAAGCCTGAGATAAAATACTAAGTGTTTTATCTTCTTCACTTATATTATTTTCTCCACTACCTAAAACATTATTTACACCACTGTTATTTACATCAGAAATAATGTTTTGTACATAATCTTTTGCTCCGATATTTTCAGCTATTTTATCAAGATATGGTTTTACTTTATCTGCTGTAGCTGTTTCATCAGCAATAGCTTCATCAATTAAGCTATTAATAGTTTCATTGTTGGCAACTCTAAGTTTATTTAATGCTGTAATACGTTCTCTTTCTTCTTGTTTTGCTTTAGCAATAACTTCATCATTATTTTTATTGCTAAAATTATTTACCATATCTTGTAATTTATTCATAATTCCGCTTTTATTTCTCATATTATTCTCCTTTTTCATAATTTCTAAAATTTTATCTGGATTATTAAACAACTTAGCATTAAAAGCTATGGAATTTATTACTAAATTTCCCTTATTTAATACTCCTGTAACACTGTTTTCATCATCAATTTTATCAATAAAACCATAATCTTTGGCTTCCTGAGCAGTTAAAAATGTCTCTTCATCCATCATTTTAGACAGTTTTTCATTTGTTATTTTGTCTTTACACTTCATTTTGTAGACATTTATGATAGTTTGTTTTACTGCTTTTAAAGCTTTTCCCACTTCTTCAAGCTCATTTTGATTGTAGAATCCAATTAATAAGTTCATTGGATTGTGTATCATGTATATAGTATTGCTTGGCATTATTACATTTTTACCTGCACAAGCAATAATTGTAGCTGCACTTGCTGCTATTCCATCAATCGTCACTGTCACATTTCCTGCATACCTTTTTAATTGGTTATAAATAGACTGAGCTGCAAATACATCACCGCCACAGCTATTAATTCTTACAACTAAGTCTTTTCCACCTAAAGCTTTCAATTCATCATTAAATTTCTTTGGTGTTGCAAGACCTTCGTCCCACCAATCTTCATTGGCTATTTCTTTATAAATTAATAACTCTGCTTTTTCACTATTTAATTCATTTTTAATCTCCCAAAATTTCATTTACTCACCTCCTTCTAATCCTAATTTTTGTTTTTTCTTATTTTCTAAAGCTAAAATATCGATGTTATCATCGTAGTTTGTTCCAGTAAGTTCTGTACTTACTTTTTCATGGGTACTAAATCCATAATCTACTTGTAATTTTGCAGCTTGAACTTCTTTAACTGGGTCTAAAAGTCCACTAGTAGGACCAAACCAATCACAATTACTCCATGCTTTAGTAATAATTGGGTCAAGTCCAAATTTTGGAGCTTTTATTCGTCCAATGGCTATAGCTTCAGCCAGCCACATTTCATAAATTGGCTGACAAAATTCTCTGGCAAACCAGGTCCTACGCTCTTTAAATACCGCTACTGCTTGATTTAATGCCCCTCTAGCAGCTGAATATGAAGAATTAAACTTACTCATCAATACTTCTGAAGGAATATTAAGACCTGCACCAATCTGAACAATCAAAGACTGCACAAATGGCTCAAATGTAGATAAAGACTTACTTGGATCGGCTGTTACTACATTTACTCCTGGCGGTAATGTATTAATAGTTCCTGGTCCTAGTTTTAATGTTCTTGGGTCAAAATCTGCTAACGGTTCATAATCATAAGTGCTATCGAGCATATTATTTAAACTATTACCTGGTGATGTATTAGAAGTTAAAAATATGCTAAAAAAAGCTTTAATTATAGCCGTTGTAAGTTCTGCATTGGTATATCTACTAATTTGCTTTAATTCTTCTATTACTGGTGCTAAAAAAGGTACACCTCGATATTGTTCTGGTCTATCTTCTTTAGAAATTTGTAAAACCATTGCTTTTCCTGTACGTTTTCCAAAAGCCTGTACTCTTTGCCACTCTACTAAAGAATTCATATTTGTAGGGTCATATGGTGTTTTATTAGCTATCCAATAAGCTACAACCTCACCTTTTTTATCTACTTCAATACCATTTATAATCCTATTCCCATTATCTTCATTAATTTGAGTAACCATTGTAGGATTTACCATACCATAAATATCAATACTTCCTGGATTACAAATTCTATTAGCCTCAAGTTGCTGGATTTTTAAACAATATGGATTATTTGCTGTATTTTTTCCATATTTAGGAATTGTCCAAGCATCGCCATTTACCAAGCAACCAATAAAAGCTATATTTTGCTGGTCCCAAAAGTTATTTTTCTTGTAAATGTCACAACTAACATCATCAGCCCAAAGTTTAAATTCCTGAATGGTCTTTCTTTTCCATTCTTTGGCTTCGTCTGGGCTTAATCCTAACGTTCTAAAATCGATATTAGGTGAAGGTACAAGTCCTGCTCCAATTACATAACTTCTTGATGTTTCTATAGCACCTCTACCAATTGGCGTATTTATGGCCATATCGTAGCTTCGGTTACGTAAAATATTTAGATTGCTATCTATATCTGATTGCGGACTAGATTGTATAGGATTATATCCTCGCAATGCCTGTTTAGTTAAACTAGCACCGCCAGAACTATATCCAGTGTCAACAAATTTTTTGTTTTTCATTCCTTTAGGAGCTGGTTTATTGCGTTTATTTTTCTTCAAATGATATTCACCTTAATCCATAAATATAATTTGCTTACTTCTAGTGCCTTTAATTGGCTTTTCATCATCAATCGTTGCTCCCAAACCAATTAATTTATTTATTTCTGCTCTTATTTCACTCAAATTTGCTCTTGTAAGAGTTCTCTTACCAATCGTATAAGATTGACCAAACTTAGTTATTTGTTTTTCTGCTTCTAAATATAATTTCAATCTTTCATTTAAAATCCTACTCGACAAAATCCATCACACCTCCACTACTTACTGCCCCATAATTAACCTTTTTCTTAGTATTTTTATTTTGTTTAATCATTGTTTTATTAGAATTAAATGCCTCATATAACGATTCAAAATCAAGGTTTAATGACTGCATGCATGCTAGGTTATATACTTTTAAATCCAGTGGTTCATTTCTAACATCATTGGATATTTTTTCCCAAACAAAAACAGTCGCTCCATTTCTAGTTTTTTGTACTAAATGTTCACTAGTTAAACCTTTAAAGTAAACCTCATCATATCCTCTAACATGGAAAAAACCATCAAAGTTTCCTTTATCTATTTCATCTAAAGGAAAATGTATGTATTTTTTTCCTGGTTTTTCGATTGTTAAACGGTCCATAATATACTGTTTTCCGCTATCTACACCTAATTGAACTAATGGTATACCATACTTTTCAACCTTAGATATTCTATAAACTAGTGGTACACCTCGAATTGATGAACCTTTAATAGCTATTCTCTGTTTTTTACGGCTTCTATAGCAATATTTATAAACCTCACTAGTATAATGACCACCACTATCTATAAATGTTCTAAGAATAGTTAGAGCTTTACCATCTTTAAAATAATAAGTTCTATCTAATACCTGGTCTAATAAATCCCATACTTTTTGAGTGTCAGGCACTCCCAAAATAATTCCTTTTTTTATACTCCATTGTTCTTCACCTATCCCCCAACCAGTTATTTCATACTCCAGTCGATTATCTTGTGTATCTACAGCAGCAGTTAGTGCTAAAACTCCATCTGGAAGCTCAGCTTCATAGTTTTCACGACGTTTAAAAAATATATCACCATTTTCAAACGCCCCTACTTGCTCATAACTTTCTCCAAAACGTGTGTTATATACTACCTTTTCTCTTTCTGGGTCACCTTTAGCCTTTAGCCATTCTTCCATGATTTCAGACCAGCTAACCCAAGGAGATGTAAACCCATTTACAAAAAAACTTCTAACCTCAGTTTTTAACGCTTGTGGATTTTGAAGAATGTATTTTTGCTTGGCTTGTTTCATCTTTTGTTCAGAAAAAGAAAATCCGCAATCTGGACATATCCAAACCACGGATTTTACGATAATATGCTTTTGTTTTTTCTTATTTTCAGATTCAACATAATCAACCTTCATATTTCGATGAGTCAACAAATGCCACTCTTTGCAATTCGGACATTGATGTTGCCATTCTGCCTGTGTTCCAGTCATGTATTCATCATCAATTCTAGATAATCCTTTTACTGTTGGTGTGCTGAAAAGACCAATAATTCTATTCCAATAAGTAGTAGTACGCTTAGAAGCAAGGTCTACTGGGTCACCTTCACTACCTGCACTTTCTGGAAATCTATCTACTTCATCGCATAATAAATCTCTTATTGGTTTAGATGCTAAACTAGAAGGACTATTTGCCCCTGTTATTACGAGCCTACCACCTGGGAAATATTTAGTCATTATCGTATTTCCACTATCTCTAGATTTAACATCTTTAAAGATATTACTTAATACTGGAGTAGCACTTATCATTGGAGCTATACGTGATTTAGAGTAATCTTCACCATCAACAATTGTCGGCTGTATCATCATAATTGGGCATGGGTCAAGATGGGCAAATCTACCAATAACATTATTCATTATGTCGGATTTACCAATTTGCGATGCTGATTTTACAACAACTTTCCGCACACCTTTTTCTGTAAAAGCGTCCATTATCTCTTTTTGATAAGGAGCTCTAGAAGTTCTCCATCTTCCTGGTTCTGCCGATGAAGATGGTAACATTCTAAATTTATCTGCCCATTCAGATACACTCATTTTAGGTATAAGGTTTAAAGATTTATTAAAAATCTTATATAGTAAATCTACTGTTTTATTACTCTTCACCTTCGCCACTCATTTCAAACATGGTCGGCTTATAGTCTTTAACTTCTAACAACAAAAATTCTATTTCTTTTGTTAAAAGTTCTTCTATTTCTTCTTTAGGTCTTTCTGCCAATTGTGTAGCCATCTTAGCAGGAATACCTAATAACTTTGTTCGTAGATTTACTAGCATGTCTGTTAATACAATCTCAACATCAGCTGCTTCATGTAATTCATTTGCCCTTTTTCTAACTTCCATTTCAGTCAGCTTTCTCTTGGCCCGTTCATGAAGAGCTTTTTCATGGCTATAATCAACATCATCTTGTTTGTATTTAGCTATATAATATTCGGAAATTGCTTTTTGTAAAATAAAATCTCCTTCAGGTTCTTTTGTTATCTTTCCTTCATTTTTTATCATCTGATTTATACGTCTTACAGATATACCTAATAATCTTGATAACATTTTTACATCTCCACGAAGTTCTTCCAAAAAAACACCTCCCATCTTTAAAAATTTTAAGAAATTTTATGTACGCATTTTGGGAAATTTTTAAAACGGTAAATTTCCCAAAATATAATAGATTTTTCTTTATAAGAAAATGCCTTAAATAGCTTATTTATAAGCTATTTAAGCAATGATAACAATTTTCAATAATAGCCAAAGGAAGGAAATCGTAAAAAAATTTTTTATAGCTAGTTAATTTCTGGGGTTCGCAAGCTACCCGCACTCGAAAAAATTCCCAGAAGTACCTTTTTTATATAAATTTCAATCGCTTCTACTTATGTTCAATTTCCATAATAAAAAAAGCCACTATCATCTTGATAGCAGCTTTCACTCATCTTATAATTTTTGATAAAAATTTTTCTATTAAGAATTGACATTCAGTAGAAAAAAATATAGAATATAACTTGGCTATTACTCAATAGCCCCATATGCTCCTCTATCATCTTTTCCCATATTTCTCCTTTTTTATGCTCAAAAGGGGGTGATAGAATGACTGAGCAACAACGAAATATCGGAGAATGGATTCTTTTAGTTCATAGTATCTACGATTTTACTATGGACATTTTGGGAATGGTATTACCTCACATTCATACCATTTCATCCACAATTCATTCACTGATTACTTCCTGTTTCTAGTTTCTTTAGTTTTTTTAGTTTTTTTATTTTATTTTTACCAGGGATTTATCCCTGGCTTTTTTTTTACATAAGCCATAATAACATTATTATAGCTTAAAGACAAGTATTGATAATTTGTTAGGGAAAATATAAAATTAAAATATATTTTCCCTAAAATAAAATAACATTATTTATATAAAAAGTCAATATTTTTTATATAAATAACTAAACTTAATACATAATATTTTATTATATATCATAAAAGTTCAAAATCTTTAACTTTTAAACAATGAACTAGGACATTTATTTAATCATTTAAACCATGAAATATATATAATATATATATTTCAAATATTTTTAGATTCTTAATTTATCTTATACTTTTTAATTCTGTTTCCATAATAGACGCTATCTTTCTAAGACAAATAAATCTATTATCCCATGTTTTATATTCTGCTTCTGTTAATATTACCTTTGCTTTGGCTTCTTTATAAACTTTCTTAGTTTCTTTAATATCTATATCGACATCTACTAAGGCTTTCAGTTTAAGTTGATTAGCTTTAGGATACTGTTTCATATATAATAAAATTTTTTCAGATTGTAACTGTTTTAATAAATCCTCAGCTTCATTTAAAACATTTTTATATCGAACTAATTTCTCTGAAATCAATGCAAGTGTATTAGTAGCACAAGCCGTTAGTTCTATAATTTCTTTTGGAGTTGGATTAGTCGGAATGATGAACTGATTACTCATATAAGATCCTTTCTTAAACTATTTTTATATATCTTATGTTTTCTTACTGGTGTTTCTAAAGCATCTATTATATTCCATCCTAGCCTAGTAATTCGCTTATGCACTGCTGGATAAGATATATTTAATTCTTCTGCCCATAATTTTAAACTTTGTGTTTTTCCTTTATAACTTACATTAAAATTACTACGTCTATTATTAGCATTTTCTTTTGGTGTTACAAATCTACAATTTTCTGGTGAATAACATTTATTATTATCTATTCGATCTAATTGAAGTCCTTTTTTCCAACCATTATTTAAAGCCCATTTATAAAAGTTCATAACATTATCTTTCCATTCAGAACAAATTTCTATTCCACGACCGCCATATCTTTCGTAGTTTATAGCAGTTTTACTATAACAACGCTTTTTCATACTTTGCCAAACTTCATTTAAATCTTTATGATAATATCCTACAGATGATATAAACTTACCATCCTTACCTTTCATCATATTTAATCACCTTTTCCATAAATTCCATTCAAGTATTCACGACATTTATCTTTTATTTCATTGCAATTTTTCCCAAAGTGTCTTTCATAATGACATTTATCACATAAGACAACGCCTTCCGTAATAACATCATTTTTTAGGAATTTTTTCTCATGATGAAACTTATGTTCATCACTTACATATGCACCACAAATAATACATGTATAATTATCACGTTCAAATATATCATGGTTTAACTTTTTTAATTTCTGACCATATAGTTTTATTCTTTTCTTTTTTTGTAGCATTTTCTCACCGTCAATAAAAAAGAGATATAATCATTGGATTATATCTCTAAATTTATTTATACACTTTATTTGAATTATCTTTATAACGCCTATGCTCTCTATGACATGTTAGTTTTACATCTATTAAATCTTGTACCTTGAATGTTCGCTTATCATCTCTTGTATAGTTTAAACACTTAAAATACCTTAGATTTATTTTACGATGGGAACATATTCCCTCTATGTTATAGTAGCATTTATGTTTATTACATTTTACTGTAGTCATAATGTTACCTCACTTAAATTTATGTATAAAAAAAGACAGCCATTATTGACTGCCTTTTTTATGCTTCTCATGTTATTTAGTTTTTGTTGATTATAACTATATCATACTTTGATAGTGAACTTCAATGAACTTTAGTGAACTACATTCTTATTTCATTCCTATATTATTATCATATTCAAATTCTAAAATAATATTCAAATACAACATTTGTTAATATAAAATTTTTCTATTACTAAATTAATATTAATATCTATTTAATAATAAACAACCTGTATTAATATATTATGACTGATTACGAATTAATTTTTTTTACTAAAGCTTCTTGTAATACTTGAGAAAAGTTTAAATTTTTTTCTATTGCTAATTTATTTAGCCATTCTGGAATAGTTAATGTTTTCTTTATAGATTTTGTATTTTTAGCTAAATCAACATTTGCTTTTATAAAAGTAATAAAAGAATTATCATCTACATATTTTTTTAATATATTTATATCCGAACTTTTAGGTAATGAAATATTATTTTCTAACGCACTTAATATATATACTTCCATAGCTTCTACAGCATTATCGTAAACTTCTTCAATATTATCTCCAAAAGTTGTACAACCATCTAAATCTGAAAATTCTAACCATATACCATCATCATCTAAATGAACAATAGCTGGATAAATAAAAACCATAATACATTGATCCTCCTTTTTATAAATTATTATAAATTATTATCTATACATTTCTTTGAAAGATTATTTTATAAACAGGGCTTTTATTTAAGCCCTGTTCTTTTTAAAATAGCATTTTGCAATCCAATAGGTAAATCTTTTCCATGAAGAGGAATTACTTCTAATTTACCATTTTTCTTTAAACAACAATGACTTCCTTTCTGTCTATCAATAGTCCAACCATTGCTTAGCAAAAGCTTTAAAAGTTCTTTATCTTTCAAAGAAATGCCTCCTTTCAAAGTTATTTTATAACTATATAATAACACGTATATACGTATTAGTCAATAAATCAATTAATCAATTGATTTAATCTTTGTTACTTTTGTTAATCCCAATATATGTAATTTATATACATATCTAATAGAACAATTACAAACATTCGCTATATCAGCCCATTTGAGAAAAGATAAATACCTCATAGATAATACCCTTTTTACTTTATCCTCAACTTCTAAATTATCTATACATTCTTTTACCTCTTGTTCTTTTTTAGCGTATATCTGCATCGCTTTTAATTGTTTAGCAACTTCTTCATCAATCTTAGCAACATAATCTGATATGTCCATTTTCTTATTATTACCGCCAACAGATTCCATCTGATATACTGCGATCAGTTTCTTTGATGTTGTTTTTAATTCTTTTACTCTACATGCTATTGCTATAGCATTAAGCTTTGCTTCTCGTACACTATCCAAATATCTTTTTGCTATTTCTAAGTTTTCTTTATCTTTTCCCATGAAATCCTCCAAATATGACAAGGATAGCCCATTCCGAGCTATCCTTTTTCATTTTCTTAACATCATTTATTACAGTATTCACTATATTGACAACACAATAATATTATTTCATTTTCATTAAAACCATTTTTCAACAAATAACTTTCAGCTTTTATTTTCTTCTCAAAACAATCTTCTAATCCATCAAGTAAACAACTTAAAACAATTTCTTTAGGATCTTTTAAACTTAAAATTGTTTCTCTTATATCATTAGCCCATGCACTATTTAAATCATATTGTTCTATAGCATCTTTATATTTAAATTCAAGTTCATCAAAACTTTTCATTCTTTAGCACCACCTAATAAACTTTTAAATACTTCAATAGCCTTTCTATTATACCTAAATGTCTGCACTTCTTTATTAGAATATCTTGATTTATCATAGAAATACTTTCCGTACTCATCTGTTTTCAAATTATGTTTATTTGCTAAACTACCGATTTTATTTTTAGAAACTCCAAAGATTTCGCCTACTTCTGTTGCCGAATAAGTCAACTCTTTTACTTCAGGCAATGGTAACACATTACTTCCTGCTAAAGTATTAAAAGCATAACTTTTTGCCATTTGTTTATATTCTTTTATGTCTACTTTATCAGCTAATTCCAACCACAATTTTGATTTTTCCATTTGAACTTCATCATATTTACAATCAAGAATTTTTTTATCAACACTTGATACTTGTAATTGATTTAAATATTTTTTCATCTGCTTAAAAGCCTGTATATATTTAACCTTCCATTCAATTGCTCTTTTTGTATTAAATCCCATAACAATGAGAGTAAAACCTTCTTCATTCATAAGATATTCAGGATATGTTCTACCTTTACTATCTATATATTCAGTTTGATAAAACCAATCTGCTGAAATTTCAGCAGATTGAATTGCTTGTCTTATATTAGCAAGAATATTTCTATGTTCTTTACCAAATCTCTCAGCTATTTGTCTACTAGATACTACAGCTTGATTATTTACTATTTGTATAAGATTTTCCATTATACATTCTCCTTTTCTGTACTCACAAAGAATGATATAATAGATTTATCAATCCTCTGTGATTGTTGATAAGCAATCTGTTAGCTTTGGTCGGTGAAGCAGATTGCTTTTTTATTTGTCTTGATACAACTTATCTATACCCATTCTAACTATAACCGAACGATTAGTATTATGTTTCTCACATAATTCATCTAATCTGTTAAGAGTATCATTGTCCAGTCTTACTCTTAACATATAATCTTTTGGGTTATCTGTAAGTTTTGTACCTTTCTTCATAGCAGCCAAAACTTTCTCTCCTTTCTTTGTTGCTACAAACTTAGTATAATTGTAGCAACAAACTTTGTCAAGATAGTTATTCTTTGCCGACCTCAAAGAATAACCTATATTATCTTAGAAATTAATGCTATGTTTTAATTTTTTAATCTTTAAATTAAAAACACTCATTATTTTTAAATTCCATTCAAAAATTTTATATATTACCTTTTCAAGAATGGGATTTTTTATATGATTTGTTTTTTCATATAACTTACCAAATTTATAAAATGGTCGCTCTAACTTTAATAATAACTGTATCATCAAAAATAAAATTATGTTTCTCATACAATCACCTTTTTTATATCAAAATTTATAATTTTATAACCTTTTTTAGATAATTTATACGTTATACCTCGTTTAAAACTATCTAGCCAAGAATTTTTATTCAAGTTCTTGGCTTTAAGATAGTTTCTTTTTCTCTTAAAAGGGTATCTCTTCATCAGGTGGTACTTCTTGACCAAAAGATTTTGCTGATTCTGGTACAGCACCGCCATCGAGCTTCGGTTTACTTCCCATAAATTCTATATCATTAGCTATGACTTCGGTTACATAACGTTTACTTCCATCTTGTGCCTCATAACTACGAATCTGAATACGACCTTCAATCAAGACTTGACTGCCTTTTACTAAATTATTACCTACAACTTCCGCTATCTTATCCCATACAACAATTGGAATAAAATCCGCTACTTTTTCTTTACTAAATCTTCTATTTACCGCCAAAGTGAAACTTGCTACTGCTACTCCAGTTTGTGTATATCTAACTTCTGGATCCTTTGTTAATCGCCCTGCTAATATTACCTTATTCATTTGTTTTTATATTCTCCTTTTATTGGCATATTTTTATTTTTTCTAGCTTTTATGCAGTACCAAAGTCCTATTTTTATAACACTATATAAAACAATAACAACTCCTAATACTATTCCTATCGTTATGCATAACGCACTTAATAATAAATCTATCATTTTATACCTCGCATTATTTTTATGGCTTTTTCTTCTCTATTTTTTAATTCTTCTATTTCATTTTCTAGCTCTAAAATGGTTTCTTCATTTTTAAAATATCTACAAAATAGTTCTAATACTGGACATTTTGCTTCTTGACATTTATCTATATGAATAAAAAACTCATCATCTGTCATATCTTCTCTATAATCTTCACATTCTTTACAGCAGTTTATTAATAAATCATCAATCATAATTTTTCCCCTTTCATAATTCAACTTTTTCCCAATAATAATTCATATCTGTTAAATATAAATCACCTTTTATATGCTCTTTATGTTTCCTTAGCATCTGAATTAATTTTCTAAGGCAGAACTCACTTGCTTCTGCCTTAGTTATAATTCCATTATCAGTTTCTAATACTAAATACACTCTACTATTCCATCCTTGATTAAATAATAAATAACACTAGGTAGCTTAATAACTCTATCAAGAAAGATTTTTACATTATAAAATTCCTTATCTTGGCTTATATCTATCAAAATGCCACCAGTTAATATATTTTTCTTATATAATCTTTTCTTCCAGAATATGCCATCTTCACACTTTATTTTCTTGAAGCCATAATCTTCTAATCTATCTAAATTCTTTTTACTTACTACGACCATGTTTAAGTCCTCCAGCTTTTTTGATGTTAACCCAACGATTTAATGGGCAACATCTATTATTTAAAATACGTTCTTTATTTTTCTTATTAATTTTGATATTTACACTACATTCCAATGGATAATTTAATGGTTTATACTCGCTTTTTTCTCCAATAATTTCATCACTAGATGCTTCATCAATGTTTGGCAATTTTAAATTTAAAATTATTGGCTCTTCATCATCTTTTTTTCTTCTAAATAAACGTCTTATTAATTCAATCAGCTTCTTTATTTGTCCCATCCCCAATCGTCCTCCTCATATTTTTTATTTACTCTTATAAGCATTATCAAATACATGTATGTTTGTGTCGCTTGACTAATGTCAAAAGCCTCAAAGAAAGTATTTTTAATATTGTTTATACTAATATCTTGTTTAGCCTGTATCTTATTTAAAATAATTGCATTTTCCGCACCTAATTCTGCAAATTCTTCTGCAATTTTTTTGAACTGTTTTCCTAAATCCGTTCCTTTGGCTTTTATACAGAAAGGTAGTTTTACATGTCTGTCTTTCTTTCGATTTCTTAAAATCTCATCCGCACTTATATTCTGTTCATAATATTTTCTAAGATTATTCTTATCTAGCCATTTTTCAAAAAATTGATTAAAGCTAAATCCATAGTGTTTACTAAATATATCTATAATCTTATATGCATAATTTTGTGCTAATCTGCTTAATTCTCTACTTTTATTTAGAACCACATCTATTTCATCAATATTTATATCTTCATTCATTTTTATTTTATTTAATAATTTAGCATTATCTTCGCCTAAATATTCAAAGCCTTTTGCTATGTTGCTAAAGGCTTCCGCCAAATTATTATTTTTTAATTTACTTTCAAATGATTTCTTTTTTGCCACTTAATATTCAATCCACCTTTTATTCCAAGCTAGAAGATCTAAATACTCTTGAGCTTCCTTAAAAGTAGAAACTACTTTATTATCTTTCGCTCTATATCTATGATTACCCAATGATTTTGAATTAATCGCTCTTTTACATACTGAATATTGCTTATCCCCTAACAATCCAGATACATAATAAACATATTTTCCATCCGTATATTTCGTCTTTCTAAACATATTCATACTCCTTTTCACTTCTTGCTAAATAATGTTTAACAATGATAAAATATTATTTAGCGAATTTATTTTTTCTTCTCATAACACTGAGTTTGTATACTCAGTGTTTTTTTTATCCCACCATCATAAATCCAATTCCAATAACTCCGATCACAGCCACAGCTTCTAAACAATATTTGCAAATATTATCTTTTCTTTTACGTTGTTTAAGTCGTTTAATATCCGCACTAAATTCTGAATCCAACGGTATATTTATCGTTTTTATATTTTTCATCTATCTTCCCTCAAATCAAATTTAAAATTACTTATAAATCATTTTTTATTGCCTATTCCTCAACTTATATTTTTAATATCATTCCAACTATGCACCCTAAGATAAAAGATACAATAAGTGTGAAATATAATTTATTTATACTGACCGATTTTAGGTTATAACATATATAACAAACCATAATATATAGTATTGCCATACATACCAATATTAATATGCACATTAAAAATTCGCTCATTTCATATATAGTCTTGTTCTATATTAAGTTTTCAAACAAACAGAATTGCTTGCTAAACTTAAGATTTACTGTTCCTATAGCTCCATTCCTATGTTTAGCTATTATTAATTCTGTAAGCCCTTTATCATTTGTATTAGCGTTATAGTATTCATCACGATATAGAAACATTACTATATCCGCATCTTGTTCTATTGCTCCGCTTTCACGAATATCTGAAAGCATTGGTCGTTTATCTTGTCTTGACTCTACTGCTCGACTTAACTGAGAAAGAGCGATTATCGTTATATCTAATTCACGTGCCAGTAATTTTAAACTTCTTGATATTTCACTTATTTCTTGTTGCCTATCTATTTTTCTTGATGAACCTTGCATAAGCTGAAGATAATCTATGACTAATAGTTTTATATCTTTCTCACGTTTTAATTTTCTTGCTTTAGTCCTAAGCTTTGACATATTCAAACCCGCTGTATCATCAATATATAACGGCTTTCCTGATAATATTGTTGATGTAAATGTTAAACGTTCCAATTCATTACCATCTAACTTTCCTAGTCTTATGCTATTTGAATCGATTAAACCATATAGACTAAATAATCTATTGGTAAGCTGTTCCGATGACATCTCAAGCGAAAAAATTGCTACGGGTACATTCTTTCTTGCTAAATTAGCCAGAATATTAAGTACAAAAGCTGTTTTTCCCATACTTGGTCTTGCTCCCAAAATGATTAAATCAGATTTTTGCAAACCGCCAGTCATTCTATTAAGTTCACTAAATCCAGTATCCAGACCAAATAGCTTTCCATCTTGACTACTGTTATATCTTTTCTCAATTTCAGTAAAAGCATTCATGATATACTCTGCTGGTTCAACAATTCTATCTGTATTATTTGCCGTTTTAGCGATTTCTAAAATATCTTTTTCCGCATTATCAAGCACCAAATTTATATCAACATCGCCATCAGCTTCTCGTGCCTGCTGAATAATTTTCTGTCCTGCATTAATCAATTCACGCTTTATAGCATTTTCTCTCACAATATTGGCATAAGACTTTATATTGACGGCAGAAGGAACACAATTTGATAAATCTGTTATATAAGCTATACCGCCAACAGATTCAAGCTGATTTGTATTTGTTAACTTTTCCGTTAACGTTATACTATCTATATCCTTCCTCGTATTAAATAAATCTAATATCGTAAGATAAATAACTTGATTTGCCTTTCTATAAAAATCTGTAGATTTTATAATCTGATTGACTTCATCAATCACTATTGATTTATCCTTAGCAATCAAAATTGCTCCTAATAATGCTTTTTCTGCTTCTACATTATGAGGGATTACTACCTTATCCATTTTTCTTTATTCCCTCCTGTTCCAAAAATTCATCAAGCAAACTCTTTGGTGCTCTATTCAAAGCTAATTGTTCTGCATCTGATAATTTACTAGAATTAGCAGTATTTACTTTATTTTTCGTTTTATATTCGTCATAACCATTAACTTTCCAATTATTCAAAATAGCTTCTATATAGCCTAATTTTCTTTTTCCTTGCATTACAGCTCTTGTAATAGCTTCTTTTACCCATTCAACACCATATTCATCTATATCATCTATTAATCTTTCATATTCAATAGAGTTAATAGAATAATTTATATTATTCATATAAATATCTAATACTTCTTTTTTTTGAAGATCAGTAGTCGTAGCATTTTCTATTTCTTTATCTATATCTATATTTATATATTTATATATATTATTATTATTAGGTCTAATTTTTTGACTACTTTCGTCTAATTTTTTGACTACCCTAGGTCTAATTTTTTGACTACCCTCGTCTAAATTTTTGACTACCCCATGTATAAAATTTTGACCAGTAGTAAAATTTATATTCTTAAAAATAATTTGGTTTATATAATCTATATTTACTCTAAATTTATTAAATTTAACCTTATTAACTTCATATTGTTCTTTTAGAATATAATTTTTCTCAATAAGTTTATCTAATACATTAATAGTTGTTTGTTTTGATGTTCCTAACCATTCTGATAAATAATTTAAGCTACCAGTATATGAATTTTGACCATCTTGAGAGAATCCATAGATAATTGCAAAAGCATTTAATTCATTACTTTTTAACTTCAAATCAGTTATCATCCACGCACTGACTTGATAGTAATTAGTTGGTTTTAAATTAGCCATAATCTTTACCTCATATTTTTATAAGCCACCTAAAATAGATGGCTTATTTTTTGTTTTAATGTTATAATTTAATTACGATTTTTTTATTTATTGACTTATCTATTTATAGATGAGTCTATTTTTTTATCTATTTTTATCTTTTGACCTACAGTCAATTCTGCACTGTTTAGGTCATTTTTTTGTTTTATATAATGTATTTCTGATAAGATATTATCTTCATTAGAAGTATGCTCTGCTGCTATACTCCATAAAGTATCTCCTTTCTGAACTACATACTCTATTTCTTCTTTTGATGGATCTTCATTTTTTAAAATCCAAACTCCACTTAATGTTATTGCTCCTGCCAATCCTAATAACATCAGTTTTTTATACATAATTAATCACCTACATCCCAAAAATTCAGCTCTAAAATTATTAAGCCTTTCTTCAAAACTTAACGTAGATGTTTTCATCTTCGGTCTTATAACTTGTATTTTTCTCTTATCCTCGCTTTGTTTTTCTAAATTTTCAAAATAAATATTAGCTTTTGCTACATTTATCAAATATTTTCTTCCAATTTTTATACATGGTATTTTTCCTAATCTACATAACCTACGTAAAGTCTTTAATGGAATATTATATTTTTCCGCATAATCTTTAGCACATAATCTAACAACCGCCATCAACTTCACCTCATTTTATTGACTAAGTCTAATTTATACTTATTATCTAATTCCATAAACAGATTAAGAGCTACATTATCCCTATCCATCATGGCACTAACTGCATTGAGGATTACTTTTCTATCCTCATCAGTTAAATCTTTAGGACTATTTTTATCAAACAGTAATTCTGGAAGCATATTCATTGCTTCATCTGCACGCTTATCAAATATCTTCAATTCAACAAGCCTTGCTTGAATATGCCTATCAGATTTACGATATTTAAACAATTTTTTAAATCCTGTAGCCTGCATTGCCATCGCACTAGATGCAATTAAATTAAGCTTTGCAAATTTTCTCATAGCACTAGCTGGTAATGTCCTAGTGCCTGCTAGTGATTGATATACTGCACTAATAGAACACTTTAACTCTATTGCTAAAGCTTTCGGTGGTTTATCACAAGCCATAAGTGCTAACTGCACCATATCAGGCAAATCTTGTAATCCTGTAGGATCAATCATATATTAATCATTCCTTTCTATAAAAACTAAATCTATCTGTAAAGAATTAGGTGTTAAATCTTTATCTTCTGTTGTACAAATTTCTGAGAATGTTATCAGTGGAATAATTAAATCTCATATTATTTCTTCTTAAATTTAAGTAAATATAATATCCATCTTGTACAATATGATTCAAATTCTTTTTTTGTTGGAATTTCATATTTTTTTTCTATCATATACAATATCAAAGCATGTACCTGAACTATACTAATTAACATTTTTAAACTTAGAAAAAAAATTATTACTGCAAAAATTATATAAATATACAAACTCATTGCCACCAATTATCTCGCCTAGAGCTTTATTCTTTAGGCGATTTTTTATTTACTAGCCTTTTACTATGTGTAAAAGATAAATCCATTTACACTCTATTTAGTTTTAAAATATATTCATGAAATGGAATTATTGTAAATTCATCATCCATATAAAAATAATCATCTTCATAATCTCCATTAGAATTATGAACTAATAATAAATGTCCCTCTGCCCATGCTTTTAATGCTTCTCTTTTTTTCATTTTTATTCTCCTTTTATAGTATTATTAAATTATGTTATTTTAACTAACTAAAAATATATAATTTAATACAACTCAATAATATTACACTTAAGTATTTTTGCAAGAACCGGCAAAAGTTTTGCTCTAGGAAAATTACGACCATTTTCCCATTGAGTAATAGTTACACGTTCAACATTAAGCATTTTTGCTAATTCCTGTTGAGTTAAATTTTGTTTTAATCTCAATTTTTTTATATTATTCATAAGTTTCCCCTCCTTGTTATCTAAACTAACCATTTTATGCTTAAATTATAAGTTATTTTAACTAACATGTCAATATTTTTTATTATTTTTAATAACACTTTAATTGTTATTAAAAATAACCTATAATAAAAACAAGCCACTCAAGTGAGGTGACAAAAATGAATACTACTGCTAAACGATTACGTTCTTTGAGAGAATCAATGGGACTTTCTCAAAGTCAAGTTGCTGACATAATAGGAGTTACTAGAACAGCATATATTCACTATGAAACTGGAAGATATAAACCCGTAAGAAAAATAAAAGAATTATGTAAACTATTCAATGTTTCTTCTGACTACTTATTAGGTAATGATATTAAGAAAAACGATGAAGATATATTTATGCCTTGTTTTAAAATAAATAAAGATACTGAAAAGAATAACCTATCTTTATCCAAAGAAGAAATAGACTTAATAAAAAAATACCGCGAATTGCCATATGAAGGCAAAACTACTGTTAAAGCAATATTAAAAAGTCAATATGACTTATATGTAAAACCTAAGTCAGACGAAAAGGCAATTTGATAATCACCAGTGATGATTTCTGGAAAAGAAAATAAGAATAAACTAGATAAAACTAATAAAGGAAAAAGTTCTTTATTATTAAGACTTCTTTCTATTAACACTTTTTATATAAAACATTACTTTTATATAGATTAATAAAGTCTAATTCTATTCTTCTTTTACAACATAATATAATTATCTTTTAATAAAAGAGATACTAGTATATACATTTTGTTAAAAACATAATAGTACAAACTAAAAAATGTAATAGTACAAACTTTTTATCATACACTTATCGTACATCTTTTATTACAAATTACTAAAAATCCAATAATATCAATCTTTTTATTGCAAATTTATCGTACACTTTTCATTAAAAGAGCCTAAATTTAAAGAAAAAGATAATCTAATAATCACTTATGATGATATTTAAAATATAAGAACCAAAGGACTGTTTTTATGATTCCTGAAATAATAACTAGTAAAATTATTAATGATGGCTTAAATACTATTATTAATGATTTTCTTAAACCTCGTTTAAATAACTGGATAGAGCAAAATAATATAGAAAAATCTGCTATTAATTATGAGAAAACATTAGCAGAATACTTTACTAGAAGTTATTTTGAATATAGTAAAATGCATACTATTGTTTATAATAACATGGAAACACATCTTAAAGATCTTTATATACCACTTAATATTATTTATGATGGTTCCGCATTTTCTCATGAAACAATCTGTATAGATAAATACCCTAAGGATACTTTTAAGAAGTATAATAATCGTATTTTTATTGTTGATAATGCTGGCATGGGAAAAAGTACTATTATGAAATTTCTATTTATTAATCTAATAAATAAATCTTGTGGAATTCCTTTTTTTATTGAATTAAGAAAATTGACGAAAGATACCACTATTATAGAATATCTTTTATCTGAAATTGAAGATATTTCAGATGTTATGTCAAACGAAAGAAAAAAATCATTTTTAAAATATTTAATCAATAATGGTGATTGTATATTTTTCTTTGATGGATATGACGAAATATCTCTTGAAGATAAAAAACAAGTAACTATTACTTTACAAAATTTTATAAAAAAAGCTCATAAAAATACTTATATAATATCCTCTAGAAAAGAAGAATCTCTTGCCAGTTTTTATAATAAATTTTATTTTTTCTATATAGAACCATTAAAAAAAGAAAAAGCATTTACTTTGTTAAAAAAATTTGATAATAATGGTATGCTTTCTAAAAAAATTATTGAAAAATTAAGTGAAGAATCTTCTATGAGAATCATATTTGAATTTCTTGGAAATCCACTAATGGTATCACTTTTATATACAGCCTATAGATATGAAAATGATATTCCTCTTAGAAAAATAGAATTTTATAATCAAGTATATAAGGCATTATATAGCAATCATGATTTAACTAAAGGTGATAGCTATGTTCATCAAAAATATAGTAAATTAAATTTATCTGATTTTGAAAAAGTATTGCGATATTTAGGATTTTATAGTTTATTTAGCAATCATAAAACTAATACTTTTAATAAAGATAATTTAGTCAAACTTATAGATGATATAAAAAATAAACTTACTATTACAGGATTTGAAAGTAAATTTGATACAGAAGATTTTATAAAAGATTTATTAATAACAGTACCTTTATTTATTAAAGAAGGTCATGACTATAAATGGATTCATAAATCTTTTGCAGAATACTTTGCAGCTAAATATATTTACCATGATAGTAATAAAATTGAGTCTTATTTAAAAAATATGTATTCATCTTCTCATATGATTACTTATCATAATATTTTCGATTTCTATTATGATATTGATATTACTTCTTTTAGAAAATTTATTTTAAAACCATTTCTTGAAGATTTTATTAATTATATGAATAAAATAATTACTATTAGTAATGATGATGAATATATACGATTAACAACTGTTTTATATTTTCATAAATTTGGCTATAAATATGAATTATTAAATTCAAATATAAAAAAAGATACTATATCATTACATGACTTTAAATTTATACAACCTTGTTTATATTCTAATTATTATTTTTATCCTTTATTTAATTATAATAAAAATGCAATTCTTATAGATATCTTACTTGAAAAAAACCTAGATATATTCAGCGATTTTAAAAGATTTAACTTAATATATAAATATAATTCTAAAAAAAGGTTATCTAAAAAAGATTTTATCTTTCATAATATGGATGAAAGCTCTGGATTTTTATTACTAAATGATTATATAAATAATCCTACAAAATTAAAAAACTATGCACCTCTTTTATCTTCTATTAATTTTCTTTTTGAAAAACTATTATATATTAAACTTGTGCCTAATTTACAAAAATGCAAAAAATTATTAAATGAAATTAATAACGAGATAAATTACTATAAATTAGATGATAATATTATTTTTTAAACCATCTATAAATTTCATCTATTAAACATATCAAAAATCATATTTATTTTATATTTAAATTCTTTATAAGGATATGAAAATCTAACTTACAATTGTACATTTTAAAATTAAACTGGGAGATGGTTATTATACTAATTGATACTTTAATTAAAGAAGGTATATCTACTATAAATAAAGAATTTATAATACCTAAAATTAAAAAATGGTCTATGAATAATGAAGTTGATAATTGCCTTATTAATTCTGATAATGTTTTAAATAAATATTTCGAACGAAGTGCTATAAAATGTTCTTTATTAAATACTGTAGTTCCTGATATTGAGAAAAAATCTTTAAAGAACATCTATCTACCATTAACATTAAAGAATTTTCGTAATTCAACAGAAAATGATATTATTATATTAGATAAATATGATAAAGAAAGCTTAGAAAAATATAATAATATTCTTATTTTAGATAATGCTGGTATGGGAAAAAGTACTTTAATGAAATTTCTTTTTTTAGAAGTATTAGAAAAACATATTGGTATTCCTTTCTTCATAGAACTTAGAACGCTCCCTAGTGATAAATCTATAATAGATTACTTATATAATGAAATAGAAGATATTAAAGATGATACGCCTCAAAAAATAAAAAAAGAATTCTTAAAAGCTATTATCGATAATGGAGATTGTATATTTTTCTTTGATGGGTATGATGAAATGACTCCAGATAATAAGCCGGTCATTACTAAAAAATTACAAGATTTTATGTCTAAGGCTAATAGAAATAAATATTTTATATCATCTAGATATGATGATTCGTTAATTGGCTTTTATAATAACTTTGATAAATTTAATATAAAACCACTATCTAAAGATGAAGCATATCATCTTCTAAAGAGGTTTGATAATAATGGTGAAATATCTAGTAATCTCATAAACAAATTAGAAGAAAATGATAATTTAAAGATTTTATATGAATTTTTAAATAATCCTCTTACTGTATCATTGTTATATTTTAATTACAAATATGAATTGACACTTCCAAATACTAAATATGAATTTTATAATAGCGTATATAAAAACTTATATAAATGTCATGATTTACGAAAAGGCGGTTCTTTTGAACGCAAAAAATATAGTAATCTAAATATAACATATTTTGAAAAAGTACTACATTATATTGGTTTTTATAGCTTATTAAAATTAAAGAAAACATTTTATACTGAAAGAGAATTACTTTCATTAATAAATAACAGCCAATCTCATATTGGTAAAGATTTTGAGGCTGTTGATTATTTGCATGATTTGTTAGAAACAGTACCTTTATTTATTAAAGATGGTACACATTACAGTTGGGTTCATAAATCATTTCAAGAATATTTTGCTGCTATGTTTATAAGCAATTTACCCAACAAAAATATAATTCTGCTTAAAATATTTCAATACGATAAAATTGAAATGTATTCAAATTTATTAGATTTTTATTATGAAATTGATACTGAATCATTTAATGAAATTATCGTCAAAAATTTCTTAAATGATTTTGTAAACTATATGCAGTCAGATAATCAAGATAAAGATTATCTTTTTATTAAATCCCTTTTGTTTAACCAAGATATCACTCTAAATTATACAAATACAATAGCTTTTAACTCAATGTACAAAACAAAAATTTTGGAAACTGTTCATATCGGTATGAATATGAATACCTCATATACTGAAAATGTTTACGGTTTATATCCTCATGTTAGTATTAGACACCAATATTGTAATGTATGTCAGATACAATATTTTCTTGGAAAAAGAGATTTTGATTTATGGAAAGATATTGATTTTAATCAAATTAGTGATGATTTAAGCGATATTGACAATGCTAAAATGGAATCATTATTAGATATTCATTTAAATGAACATGTTAATGATTATGATAAAATTAAACCATTTATATCATATTTGATTAAAGTTTATATAAAATTAATTTGCCAACCTCTTCATCGACAATTATATTTATTAGATTATAATAAATGTAAAAAAGCTTTAGATGAAATCAATCAGAAAATTGCTTACAAAGATACTGAATTTTCTTGGTTATAATTTATGTAATATATTTCTTTATTTAGTTGTAAAATAAATACCTAAAAATTTTACTATAAAAAGGAGATATCCTCATGTTCAAATCTACTAAAAAACAAATTGCAATTTTAGTATTGTTTTTATTTACTTTATTAGCAGCTACAAGTACAGTACTTGCTACTACATATGTAGGTTCAGCAAAATCTGATAAATTTCATTATACAGATTGCCGTGCTGCTCAAAGAATTAAATCCTATAATTTAGTTTATTTCTATAGTAGAGAAGAAGCTCTAAATGCTGGATACGTACCTTGCGGTATTTGTCATCCATAACAAAAAGGCACTAGATGTTTTATCTAGTGCCTTATACATATCATAGAAAGAAGGTTTTTTATGGGTTGGAGATTTCGTAAATCATTTAAAGTACTCCCTGGTGTTCGTTTAAATGTTGGAAAAAAAGGAATTAGTACTTCAATCGGACCAAAAGGAGCAAAAGTAAATATTGGACCTAATGGAACACGTTTTACCGCTAGTATCCCCGGAACAGGGCTATCATATACTACCAGATTAGATAAGCCTATCGGTAGAGGTATGACACAATGTCCTTACTGTGGTCGTAGGATGCGTAAACAATGGGATAACTGTCCCCAATGTCATCAGTCTTTAATAAAGGTTGAAAAACCTGAAAATGATATACCTACCAACAAAACAAATGACTATGATACTGATACCTACAATACTAATATATCAAACTCTCCAAATAGTAACATAGATGATAAGAAGAAAAAACCTAGTTGCTTAGGTTGTGGTTGCTTAATTCTTATAATATTTTTTGTATTAGGTTTAATTGGTTCTTGTGCTAGTGGAACAAAAGAAGATACATCATCTAAAACTACTACTCCTGCTATAGAAGAAACTGCATCTGAAAGTTCATCATTAACTGCCGAACCTATAACAGATGAAAATAATACTTCCACCTCAACAAATACTGACCAAACGAATATCGAGCAACAAACCTCTACTGTAGAAACAACTACTCCAGTAGTCACACCATCTACTACAGAAAATAACAATACAACCACTACTCATACATCAAGAGAAGTAAATCACTATTATGGTGATGGTCCTAATGGAGAAACAATTAAAGGCAATATAAACAGCAAAGGTGAAAAAATTTATCACGTTCCTGGTGGAGCCTACTATGATAGAACCGATCCAGAAGCATGGTTCTTCACCGAAGAAGATGCTCGCGCTGCTGGATATAGACCATCTAAGCGATAATATCTTAACAACGTAATAGGAGAAATAGTATGGAACAAAATTTATTTTTCCCTATATATAAACAATTAGAAAAAGAACTTAGTGAATTAAGTTATTATATTTCTTTCGACAAGAAACAACTTAATGTATATTCTATTAAAATATCAGATTTATTATTAAGAACAGTGTCAGAAATAGAAAACATAGCTAAAGAATTATGTAAAAAAGAAAATATAAAATTCTATGATAAAAAAAGACACATACGTAAATTTGTAAAATTTAACGAATACATTGATAAACTTGAAGAAAAATATCTTTTATCTAAAAAACTTGTTGATTTTAAGTTAGATAATGCTAACGAAAATATTTATGATTCTAAGTTAACACCATTTTTTAAAGATAAAGAAGTGAAAGATAAATCATCAAAAAATTTTTCATGGTATTTTGCTTATAACAAAATAAAACATGATAGAGTAAAATATTTTAAACATGCTAATCTAAATAACTTAATTCATGCTTTAGCAGCATTGTTTCTTTTGAATATATATTATTTGGATAAAGTATTTTATAATATATCAGATTACAATATTAATAAAATAATAGAACAAATACAAAGTTTTTCTGATGTTTTTGAAATACACTTTACAATATATCTTTCTCCAGAAGAAGAAAAATTATATGCACAAATTCAAAATCCAAATACATTTTTTAATCCAATAAGCTACTTTAAAATAGGACAACCTTATTCAACATATATTATTTATCATGATATTGAAATAAAAACTGAATCAGATGTTGGTGCTGATTTTTTAGATAAACTAACAACAAGTCTAGTAAAATATAATCCTCAAACAAATCAATATGAAAAAGTGTACGACAATTATCAATTTAAAGACCATAAAACAAAGTGTATCTTGGTTGCCAAATTAAATAAAAATTAAGAATAAATAACACTTATTTATTCTACTTAAAATCATATTTATTTTATATTTAAATTCATTTAAATAAGGTGACATAATACAGATCGCTGTGCTGCTCAAAGAATTAAATCTTCTAATTTAGTTTACTTCTATATTAGAGAAAAAGCCTTCAATGCTGGTTACGTACCTTATAGTATCTATCATCCATAAAAATCTCATTAATAAAAAATCATAAAGGAGTTTTTTTATTGAATACACATCCTATCAAACAACATTATATACCTCAATTTTACTTAAAAAAATTCAGTTTAAATAAAAAGAATTTCTTTAAATTAGATAAAACAACTAATGAAATTTTAAATAACATTTCTATAAGAACAACAGCTCAAGAAAAAAAATTCTACGATATCAGTTTTAAAAAAGTTCAAATAAAAAAAAGTTTTTTCCAAAAATATTTAAAAGAAGATAACAATATATATATTGAAAAAGAGGATAATATTATCATTACTCTAGAATATTGGTTTGCTAAATTAGAATCACTTATCGCTAATAATTACAATAATATACTTATTAATAACAATTATAGTTTATCTTATAAATCAAAGGAAATATTATCCATGTTATGTAGTTTACTTTTAAATAGAGGGATTCAATCTCGTTTTCTTTTTAATAAGAAAGTATATAAAAAGATTTACTCAAAAAATTTAAAAAAATATATATACCCTCTACCAAATGAAAATAAACATTTATTCTATCAAAAATTAAAAAAATTATCGTGGTTTATGGCATTTATCGATGGTATTGGATTTGCACAATCCATTTTATTAAAAAAAACTTTTCAAATTCTAACGATAGATCCACTATCAATAAATTCATTATGTACATCAGATAATCCTATAGTTTTTTACAACACAAAAGCTCCTAATTTACCTTTAGGTATTTCAACACCACATACTCAAATATATCTTTCCTTAAGTCCTTATAAAGTTTTAAGAATATTTAATCCTAATGAATATCCTATCATTCAAGAAACTTTAAAAGATGAAGATATTACTCTTATCAATAAACTATATTATCAACAATCTAAAAAATATATCTTTTCAAGAGACTATAATAGTTTATTATCTCTAAAAAATCTTAATAAATAATATAAACTATATAAAAACTCTACCAAAAACAAAAAAGCTCTTATTTATCTATAATTAAGTTCTATATAAAATAATTCATATTTAGCCATAGTAAAACTTAATAATGTTATTATATAATAAAATCTCACAAAGAAGGCTTTTGTATGGATAACTTAGAAATAACTGCTGATTGTTATGTTCCTTTAGATGTAACCAAATATTATAATAGCTTACGTAAAGGTACTAGAATAGATACCTTATTACATCTAAAAAAATTTGTTCCATTGGATATTAGAAAATTCTATGAAAAAAATGTTCCTATAATGGCATCAGATTTCAATGAAAAAGGTGATTCTAAAACCGTTAATATCGATAATATGGATGTATTTAAAAAATATATGCATAATACTAATTATAGGTTCGTAGAAGCCAGAATATACTTTAATATACAAAGAAAAAAAATAGATGATATTCTAGCTTCAAATATTCGAGACTTCATGCCAATGGCTATGTCTCTTGGAGCAGGGAAATATTGTACTACTGAAGAAAAACAAATTCTCATATCATAAAAAAGGATTGACTCTACATTAAACTGCACCCTAAAAGTTGAACAGAAAACAACTTTTGAGGATGCAGTTTTTTTATGATATATAATACTAATAACTACCGTTTTCTATTTTTATTCTTACATTTTGTTCAGTTTTCCGAACTAAAATAGTATAATTATTATAAATCTATTACACAAAAACAAATGCAATAATAAATTTATAAAATATTATTGGAGGAATAAATTATGGCCAAAAGAGAAAATGGAGAAGGTTCTATATCATGGGATAAAGCTAGAAATAAATACCGTGCTGCTTTTATTGATCCAAATAAGAAGAGAATATATAAACGATTTGATACTCGTGAAGAAGCTAAACAATGGCTAAACGAAATTAAATCCAATCTATTTAGAAATGAATATGTTTCTCCATCTAATATAACATTAGGTGAATGGATCTTAGAATGGCTACAAACGTTTAAAAAAGATATTAGACCTATGACTAAAGTAAATTATATGGTAGCCATAAAACACCTAAAACCAATTGAAAATCTTCTATTACAAGACTTAACACCTTTTACTATTCAGAAGTTCTTAAATACCCTCAACAATACTATCTCTAAAAGAATATATTTTTTCTTAAACGCTACTTTTAAACAGGCACAAATTCTAAATATGATAAGTAAAAATCCTATGGATGGTATTGAGATACCTAGAAGTCAAAAAAAGGAAATAAAAATTTTTACTAAAGAAGAATTGAAAAAAATATTTGAGTATTTAAAAGCCGACACTACACCTACACATTATAAAGAAAAATATCTCTTGATATTGTTAGCAGCTACAACAGGTGTTCGTATTGGCGAACTGTTAAGTTTAAAATGGGAAAATATCAACCTAACATTAGGAACTATTAAAATCACATCTACTATTCAATATATTGCTAAAATTGGTTTTGTTGAAAATCCACCTAAAACAAATGCAGGTAAAAGAATAATTACTTTACCACCTCATGTAATCAGTGAACTAAAAAAATATAAAAAAGTTGATGAAAATAATCTTGTATATCTTTATGGTTCTGGATATGTATTCCATACTCAAAATGGAACCCCTTATTGTGCGACCAATATAATAAGAAAATATTGGAAACCTATTTTATTTAATGCTGGTGTTCCTTATAGGAACTTTCATGCACTCCGTCATACTCATGCTACTCAATTATTAGCTGATGGAATACCTATACTAGAAGTTTCAAAACGATTAGGACATAGTAGAGCTAGTAATACATTAAATTTATATGGCCACGCTATACCAAATTTAGATAAAGATATTGCAAATAAAATTACTAAAATATATTCATTGTAATTTGGGCACATGGGCACAACGTGGGCACAAAATGGGCACAACCCTATGTAATTTTAAGTCAAAATAAAGCTTTTTTAGTCATTTATGGGCACAATTATAAAAATAAAAACTCATGGGTAACCCATGAGTTTTTATCTCTAATTTTACTCTTTATTAGCTATACCTAATTTGCCAAAAACATAGAAAGAAAGGCTTAAAATCATGCCACAGACAACCGCAAGGCCCATACCTTTTAATTGTACAGGACCGATATTTACAGCAGCTCCACTCAGACCACTTATCATAGTTACGGCAGTAAGTATCATATTTTTCGTACTAGTATAATCGACTTTCTTCTCTATAAGCATACGTATACCAGAACAAGCGATAACACCAAATAATAATACAGAAATACCGCCCATTACTGGTACTGGAATAGCATGAATAATAGCAGCAATTTTACCAATAAAAGAGAAAAGAATAGCAAAAACAGCAGCTCCACCAATTACCCATACACTATAAACACGAGTAATAGCCATAACGCCCATATTTTCGCCATAAGTAGTATTAGGAGTTGAGCCTACAAAACCAGATAAAACATTAGAAACACCATCAGCAAATAAAGAACGATTAAGTCCTGGATTTTTAATTAAATCTCTATCTACAATACTACTTGTAACAACTACATGCCCAATATGTTCAGCAAAAACTACAAACAATGCAGGCATGATAATCATGATAGCGTGAATATTAAAAGTTGGTTCATAGAAAGTTGGTACTTGTACCCAACTAGCAGCTTCTACACCAGACCAATCTACAATACCTAAACAAAAAGCCATAATATATCCTGCAATTACACCAATTAATACAGGAATTACACTTAAAAATCCTCTACCAATTACAGAAGCCAAAATTGCCACAGCTAATGTAAATACAGAAGTAATCATTGCAAGCTCATTTGGAATGCCTTGAGATTGCATTGTATCACTGATAAAACCAGACATATCCAAAGCAAGTGGTGCAAGCTCAAGACCAATTACTGCTACTACCGCACCCATTGCAGCTGGTGGCAAAATAATATCAATCCAAGCTGTACCTAATTTACCCACAACAAAAGATAAAATAATAAAAGATAAACCAAATGCTATAAATCCACCTTGAGCATCGCCATAACTAAGTCCACTAGTAGCAAGTACTGCTAAAACTGGAGAAATAAATGCAAAACTAGAACCTAAATAAGCAGGTAATTTCCCTTTACAAATGATTAAATACAAAATTGTACCTATACCATTCATAAATAAAGCTGTTGCTGGATTTACATGAAGTAAAAAAGGAACTAACACTGTAGAACCAAACATAGCAAACAAATGTTGTAAACTAAGTGGAATTCCTTGCAACAAAGGCACTTTTTCTTCTACGTCATAAAACTTTTTCATTTTGTCCTCGCTTTCATAAATAAATAAAAAATTCCTTAGTTATTTTATCATAAGAAATCATATCTATCTATTTAAAAATAAAAATATCTATTAAAAACCAAAAGATTATTGCATATTTACTGCTTTTAATTTATATTTATATAGGCAAAAAATAAAAACATTATTTTTTCCTATATATTTTATTATGAATAGGAGATTTTTTATGACTAAAGAAGAATTTATGCTTATTGCAACTCAAGAAGCTGATAGTAATTTAACAACTAATGAAGGTGGTCCTTTCGGTGCAGTTATTGTAAAAGATGGCAAAATCGTAGGTCGCGGTCATAATCGTGTACTTATAAAACATGATCCAACTTGTCATGCTGAAGTTGAAGCTATTCGTGATGCTTGTCAAAATTTAGGTACTCATGATTTAACAGGTTGTGAACTCTATACATCTTGCTATCCATGTCCAATGTGCCTTTCTGCTACTATTTGGGCAAACATTAAAAAAGTTTATTATGGAAACACAGCTAAAGATGCTGATAAAATTGGTTTTAGAGATGATTTCATCTACAACTATATTGAAGGAAAATGCCAAGATATCTCCGTTTTAGATTTAGAACAATTTGGTAGAGATATCACTATAAAATCCTTTGATAACTTTGCACAAAAAACAGACAAAACAATCTACTAAAAACAAAGAGGATAAGTTTTATACTGAACTGCACCCCAAAAGTTGGACAAAAAACAACTTTTGGAGGTGCAGTTTTTTTATGACTAAATACTCAAATGAATTTAAAGTTAAAGCAATTAAAA